TAGTTACCGCACCGATCTGGGCAAGAACGGCAACCGTTACCGACTGTCCCTGGCTCATAAAGGAACTTAGTGGTGTACCGCTGCTTGCACGGAAGTTAAGCGACCATGGATTTGTGGTGGCGGTGTTGTAGAAGATTACCGACTGCGTGGAAATGTCGATATCAAGGGCACCAGACGCAGCAGTCCCTGTAACCGTACAGATCTCGAGTGCATTGTCCAGGATCATGGATGGAACGCTGCTTGACCCGGCAAATGTCTGCGTGGCGGTGAAGGTCCCGGCATTCGCAAACCTAGGGACCACTGTGGTGTCAATCGCCACGCTGCCGGTGCTTGTAATTGCTGTGAAGTCCATCCCGGTACCGGCGGAGACACTTGTAACAGGATTGGACCAGGCAAACGCACTGCCGGTGTACTTGAGGTAGCTAGATACCGTCGGGGCATCAATGAAGGTGGTTGTGCTGGCCGCGCTCTGATAAGGAATCTTGTTTGTTGCACCACCAGAGAGATTGGCCACCGAGGTCACCGCGCCTGGCGTTGTCCATGCAGGAATCTGGGCCGATGTTAATGTCAGCACTTGTCCAGAACTGCCTGCAGTTAGGAATGCCGTCGTGTTTGGCGCAGACTGATAGACAACAGCCCCAGCAGTGCCGCCAGAGAGGTTTGAGGCTGAGGTTGCAGCGCCCGCCGTGGCCCATGTAGGAACGCCGCCAGAGGACATTGTGAGGACGGTGCCGCTAGATCCTGCAGGAACGAACGTGGTAGCACCAGCGCCCGATTGGTAGGGGACAGAGCCTGCTGCACCGTTCGCTATGTTGGTTGCTGTGCTGGCGGTCCCGGTAAGAGATGCGGTGATTGTTCCAGCAGAGAAGTTGCCCGAGGAGTCCCGCTTAACGATCGCCGAGGCCGTATTTAAGTTTGTCGGGGTAATCCAGGTGGGGGCGCCTGCACCGTTAGAACTCAACAGATCGCCCGTGGTGCCTACCGCAGTGAAGAGGTAGGTCGTAGCCCCACCGTAGGCAATACCGCCCTGTGTGAGCGTCTGGATGCCTGTGCCGCCTGTGCTTACCGCAATGGGGTTGGTCGCGGCCGCCTTCGTTGCGATCGTCTGCAGATTGCCAGAGCTATCCTTATAGAAAAGCTTCCCGTCTGCGGTGTTGATGGCAAGCTCACCCGCGGCCAGGTTTGTCGTGGATGGCGTGGCTCCGCCGTTAGCACTGTAATAGAGCTGGATCGGGGTGAAGGTTGCCTGAGCCATATTTACACCACCGGCCAGACGATGTTGAATGGATCAGCCTGAGTTGTGATGTCCCGCAGTGCTTGCCGGTAGGTTGCCCATGCCGCCTTGTCAACGGGTGAGTCCAACACCTGAGTCCAGTCCGTATCTTTGAGCATCTGGTTGCGTCCGGTACGGATCACCTGCCACTGTGTTACTACGCGCTGGTCAAGCTCCTCTTGGGTAAGTGGCTCAACGTCAACGATGCAGCACATATCGTCATGCAGGTGAGGCGCGGCTGGTACCAGCTTCTCCGTTGCGTGGTCGTAGGGTTTCCATGCCGAGATGATGTAGTAGCCCTCGGACTTGATCCAATCCACAGACGGCCCACGCTCACCGAAACTTGTGTTGGGGAACCACTCAGTGTGATCTTTGATGATGAGGTCTTGGTTAGCGATTTGCATGGTTACCTCGTTGGGAATGATGCGGAAGGTACGGTGCTGATTGTACGACCGACACCTCGGGTAATGCGGAAGTCTTGAATGTATCCGTTAAACGGAAGTTCAGCGTTTGTATTTCTAGCGCCGATAATAGGAACGGAACCGCTTGGAGTGGCAATTGCCCCGGAAAAAGTACCTTGAGCAACTTGTGTTGTTGCGCCGCCCGGAGTCACGCCTAAAAAAAGTTTAATGTTATTAGTTCCGCTTCCAACTCTAGTCACTGCAACGTAAGTCCATGTACTTGCAGATATTGAACCGCCAGTCAATATTAACGAATATGTAGTTCCGTCTGAAGATAGATTTGTTCCCAAAGTTAATCCCGTAGCCACTTGAAACAAAATACCGTCTCCCGTGGGGGTCTCTCTTGAATAAATTACTTGTCCGCTGCCAGAAGCCGTATAAACCCACGCCTCAATCGTGAAGTCGCTGCTGCCAAAATTAAAAACGGGGGAATCCACCATCCTTAAAAAGTCACCCGTTCCATCAAATTTCACACTACTTAGCGGCCACTGTTTAATTGTAGTGTCGGTCTTAGCATCCGCAACAGTCGTAATGTCATTCTGCGCGGCGGCGTCGTAGATTCCTGCGTTGGTCATGTTGAGCAGGAGACTGGTGCTAGAGGCTGCAAAACTTGTATTGACGTTGGTGGTGTCTGTGTAGCTTGCGGCGCTTGCTGATCCTGACGTAGCTAATGGTGCAAGCGTTGGCGGTTTAAATGCTCCGGTATAGACTGCTGTGCCTTTGACTACTCGAAGGTTAGACGCATACCCGTTAAACCACCAGTTTGCCCCGGCGTAGTTCCAGTTTCCTACAGTCGGCGCGGTTGCTTCATACAGTGTGCTTGTGCTAACAGCGACGGTATTACCTAGAACACCATTTACATATAAAGTAATGTTTGCCCCGTTGCGAACAGCGGCAAAATGCGTCCATGTGTTTGCTACTGCCGTTCCAAAAGTAATCCCGGCCGCAAGGTCCCAGCTTGAGCCATTTGAAGAGGCATACAAAACAAAACTGCCGCTGCCAATACCTATGATTATTCCAAACCCGCTTCTGGCGTATATAGCCTGACTGCCGCCGGATGTTGAAAGATAAACCCACCCCTCAATTGCAAAGTTGCCAGAACCAAGTTTTAAGGCGGTTCCGTCTGTAATACTTACATAATCCGTACTACCATTAAAATACCCGCTCCCACCATACAGCGCAGTGGTGTACGATGCCGTTGGGGAGAACGGCTGGAATGCTTGGACGCGGGGCCCACCAGATGGAGTAAGCGTCTTTGGCGTACCAGAAACATCAACAAACCTATTGCCTTGGCAGGTCAACAACGTTGTATTTGCATCTGAAGTAAACGGAGCAGTTGGGGTCGAAGTTACCGTTCTGACCGTATTGCTTACGCGAACATTAGAAAGATAGCCATCAAGGTAATATCCAGCAGTGGGCGATGTCCACAAGCCGCTAATGCGAAGTTGCGAGTTTTGCGCGTTTATTACATTTAACTGTGAGCCTAATAGCGCCCCGTTAAGGTACAGGGCGATGGCGGTTCCGTTATAGGTCATCGCCAAATAGTTCCAAGTATTCAGCGTGGGGGCGGCAGAGGAATAAACAAAAACACCGCCAACCTGACAAAACCATTTGGCTCCCGAACTATTGTCAATTCCTATTGCTGTTCTTCCCGCAGAGCCGCTTGTACCTTGAGAAACAAATGCTTGCGTTGCAGTTGAACTTGTGACATAAACAAACAACTCAATCGTAAAGTTGCCAGTTGGGATCACTTGGGTTTCTGTGGTCAGCAACGTCTGCGAAGATGACGCAACAAAATAATTACTCCACTGCCCATTCGGCCAATACGGAGTGATTGAACCCTGCGTCGGGGTGCCGTTGCGGGTGATGGGGAAGGCGTAGTTGCTGTCGTCAATAAAGGTGTTGTTCTGTACTAAGTTCGTCGCGCTGAGGTAGTTGCTGTCTGCGAGGTTGAGCAGCAGCGATGTGTTGGCTGCGGAGAACCCTGTAATTACGTTGGTGAGGCTTGGATACGTCCCGCCGGTCTGGGTCAGTGGTCCGCTTGGTGGGGTGAATGCGCCTGTGTAGACTGCGGTTCCTTTGACAGCACGGAAGTTTGCGATGTACCCGTTAGTTGGTTCAGAACCGCTGTCGCCTGATGTTCCAACATTTAAGGATGAAGCTGTTCCTGAAATGTTTGATGAGATTGTAAATGTTCCAGCAGGGGCGCCGTTAATATAATATGCCGCCCCACTTGCGGATGTGCTTGTTCTAACTACCGCAATATGAGTCCAAGCATTTAACGGGACTGCAATTGTAGCTGCGGGTAAATCTCCAACTCCCGTAACTCCACTAAAAATAAAGCCTGTAGGTTCCATTACTACTTGAAATCCGGGGCCAGAAAATATTCCGCCGCAAAAATACTGCCGCGTTGGTCTAGCGGGTTGATATAGCCAGAATTCAATAGTAAATGGATTAGTCCCAAACTGAAAAGCAGTAGTGGCAGTAGTGGACTTTAAATACTGACTCGTCCCCCTAAATAGAGCAGCACCCGGACTCGCGGCTGGTGCGGTGAATCCACTAGGGTAGAAGTATGGGTCTACTTGTGGGGTGCCGCTGGGTGTGACCGTGGCGTTGTTGCTGCTGTTGTCCTTGAACCTATTGCTCTGGCAACTCAAAAACAGAGTATTAGCATCGTTTGAAAAGGGTGCGGTGGGGACGGAGGTTACAGTTCTAACGTTGTTGCTAATGCGGAAGTTGGAAATATAGTTGTTGCCATACCCAGACACCGTTGAATTATAAAACTCAACACCAACTCGCAATGTAGTAGCAAAGGTAGCCGAAGTTGTCCAAGTAGAGCCAACCTGAGTTCCGTTCAAATACATCCTAACTACGTTACTTGCATCTCTAGTTACTGCAACATAATTCCAAGCTGCAACCGAAGGCAAAGTCGAAGAAGTAATTTGTGCTGCATTGTTTGAATAAATATTGAACGCAGTCCCAGCAGTGCCTAGGTAAACCTCAAGTCCGGTTGAGCCAAGGGAGTCGCCAATTGTAAAAAAATAATTATTCCCGCTTGCCGGTCTGTACAACCAAAAATCAATCGTAAACTGTCCACTTAGTGCGGGTATGGTAGACGTTAAATAAGCGTTAGTGCCGTTAAACTGATTCCCCCAATACCCATCAGTCTGGTACGGAGAGACCCACCCCGTGCTTGGGTTACTGACTCGGGTGACCGTATTTGGGCTGGCGCTTGAGTCGGTTACGGTTGTATTCAGAGATGACGATGAGCCAGTCTCCAATAACAACGGGACATAGCCGAAAGTGGCGTCGGTGGTAGGGGCAGCACCGCCAGCAGGATTACGAAATAGAGCTTTGCTAGTTGACAACATCAGAAGTTTGCCCCGGATTGGACGCCGTACCAGTCCGTGCCGTCCGAAATAAAAGCATAAATATCAACTTTCGCATTCGTTAGTGTAGCCGTTGGGGGCGTTCCACCGGGCCACCGCAAAGTTCCTGAGGGCGACGTAAAGGCCAAGCTGGTTGGAGTTGAAGCATAAATTACCTGTACCGTCAGAGATTTGCCAGAAGACGGACTCGGCAACGTAATTGAATTAGAGCCAACTTTTGTCGTAATAGACTGAAAGGTCCCATCCGTAAGCGCCAATACGATAGGGCTCGAAGAGATCGTGGCCGAAAATCTAGTCTCGGTGTAGTTCGTTACTGTCGGATTGGTCAGCGTCTTGTTGGTCAGCGTCTGGGTGTCGGTCGTGCCAACAATGACGCCAGACGGAGCCGCCTTACCAGAGTCAGCGATCGTAGTCCCGGCTGTGCCATTCCACGAGACCAGGTTGCCGTTTGTAGAGCTTCCTGGGCCGTTTACGTTACCCGATCCAGCCAGAGCAAGCGGACTCCACGAAGCAGGCGAACTCGAAGGATTGGCCCCGGTACTCGTCGCGATAGCAATATAGCTGCTGCCGTTGTACGAAACGTTTTGATTTGCGTTGTAAGTTGTACCGGGAGCCCACGCCCCAAGCCATGTAAACGAGGTCCCGTTCGTGCCATTTGTTCCGTTTGTGCCGTTCGTGCCGTTAGTGCCAACCTGCGCAAGTAGAGCCCAATAGGTCGCATTCGGAGGCGCGTTACCTATTGAGTTCAGGATACAGATGTAGCTCGAGCCGCTAGACGAAACAATATCGTTTACATAGTATTGAGTACCACTGGCATATGCTCCCCTTGACGATACCCCGAGAGAGTACCCAAGGCTGTTCCAGGCGGTAGACCCGTTGCCGATCTTGAATCTGTTGGTGTCCGTCTCCGCGCCCAGCTCACCGCCAGAAAGAACGGGATTGGCCGAGGTCCACTGGGATGCAGTGCCGTTTCTAAGTTGTATCTGAACAGGCATTACGGTGTCCCCCCGTTAATTGGTGTAATCGCGCCGT